CGAAGAATCAAGAGTGATTCTGTATAACCATGAGGTGTTCCCGAAACCGTAGTTCGCTGGTTGGTTCTCAATCAGTCCATCTGATCCATTCGCCATGACGAAGTAGGTTTTAAGCCTGAGAGGTAATCTCTTTGGCCTGAAGCCGTTTCGTACTGACGGGAGGATTGATGACCTTATAATACTATTCATAGTGTTGTAACTTGTGTATAACGTTCGTTTGCGAATCGTGGAGTGTATGCATGCTCTAGGAGACATACCTTATGGATGTCAATAAGAGCCTAGATGAAGTTGAACTCATCGCTGCACTACTCCATGACGTTCAGAACGCACATGGATTGGTGTTCAACACTCGGTCTTGCCGTTTAACTTGTCAAAAGATTAAACAGCGAGTCCGTTCTGAAGGTTTAGGTTTTCTAACGAAAACCTTGCCACGTTTGGGTAAGGCCTTTGACAAGGCTCTTACAGGAAATAAGCGTTTAAACGCTGCTGAGCTTGGATTTGATTCCTTGCCAGGCAGTGAACTTCCGAGGTTTCTCGGTGAGTTCTTTACTCGCGTACTCCAACCAGACGGTGCGGTCCTTCAGAATCCGTGTGTACAAAGCATCAAAGTAATTCGGGATATCATGTTTGTTTTTTACAAATATGAGCTCCCTTATACCGATGATCAAGAACAACAAGTCATTCAAAAGTTTAAGGAAACTGAGAATGATCTCGAACAGTTCTCAACCATCCTCCAGAATTTGGAGGTTGATGTTGAGGTTAGCTATGGTTCTCGTAGAACTCCTTATAAGAGTAATACGACGGTTTCCGTAGCACGCGAAGCAAAGATATTACTTAGTAATCTCTTTCGCTTTTTCGATCCGTTAGACATTCATCCGAAACACGGCCCTGGCTCCGTTGCTACCAAGCAACGTAACCATGAGAAGTATATTTGGACGAACGTTAGCAGTCGAATCACAGATATGTACCCATTAGATGCATATTACTATGCATCTTTTGGTCACGTTTGTGATTGTCTCGATACTCTTATGAGTATCAAAACAGAGGATCTTCAGTCTCGAGTTATACTCGTTCCGAAGGACTCGCGTGGCCCGCGCCTAATCTCTTGTGAACCCGTTGATTTTCAATGGATTCAGCAAGGATTAGGTAAGGCTATTGTTCAGTTAGTAGAGGGACATGAACTCACAAAGTTCAACGTCTTCTTTACCGATCAGACCCCAAACCGTATCGCTGCCCTCTATGGGTCAGAGAACGGAAGGTATTCTACCTTAGACCTCAACGAGGCCTCTGATAGAGTAAGCGCTGATCTAGTTCGCCTACTGTTTCCAAGTCACTTATATAAGTACTTGGATGCTTGTAGGAGCTCATCGACGGAGTTACCGGACGGTCAGGTAATCAAGCTAAAGAAGTTTGCGCCTATGGGAAGCTGTTTGTGCTTCCCCATATTAGCGCTCACTACTTGGGCTATCCTGACTGTGGTGCTCCAGATGCGGAGACTCGAGAGAGTCTCCATGTGTATGGTGATGATGTGATCGTCCCGACGGCCTATGCCGCGAACGCGATCGAACTGCTCGAGTCATTTGGTTTAAAAGTAAACCGTGACAAGAGCTGCACCAGTGGATTCTTCAGAGAATCCTGTGGCATGGATGCCTTCAGAGGCACCTGTGTCACTCCAGTCCGAATACGGACACTCTGGTCATCAACACCCCGCCCTGAGTCCTACGCGAGTTGGATCGCTTACGCGAACCAACTTTTTGATAGGAAGTACTTCCTTGCTTACGACTATGTTGTAAGCAGGTTGTTGGCCGTTTACGGCCCAATTCCGGACGCAAGCATGTCTTTGACATGCCCATGTCTACGTGAAGTACCTGATAGTGCGAAACCGAAACGCCGTCGCTATAATTCAGCCTTGCAAAAGGTTGAGTATCGCGTTACGGAGCTACAGTCTCCTATTGTTAACAGAACTATGAGCGGCTGGTCTATGTTGCTTCGGTATTTTGCCGAGGCCTCAGACCAAACTCCCCTCGGACTCAACAAAGAGTCCGATGACGAGTGTTACGCTGTAAGTCCTGTAATAGGAATACACTACACGGGTCAGGAACCTTTAAAGGTTCCTGTGCCCTTCTCAG